AGTGACAAAGTGACAAAAAAAGAAATGACAGAATCACAAAAAAGAAACATTGTTGAAAAAGTTATTAATGAAGAAGAAAAAAAAATAAGATTCACACAAAAATATAGCATTTACAAGAAATTAACGGAAAAAGAAAAAGAATTTATAAGAAATTATTTTGCTTGTAAATTAAATGTAAAGTTAGCGACTTTACAAAGCGGTTATAAGGATTACACAACTGGATATATGCTTTTGCGGAAAGAAAAAATAAGAAAAATAATTGACAGAATAAAAAAAACTTTTGCTGATTCAAACCCTTTATTGATAGACCCTGATTATATCAACGAGGAGTTGTTAAAAAATCATTTGATGGCAAACGGAACGTTAAAACAAAAACAAGCGGAGCTTGTCAAAAAAAAGATTAAAAAGCCCGTTGTTATTGATTTAGGTGGTAAAAAAGTTGTGGAATATGAGGAAACGACGGAGGCAGAAATCGTTGAGTACGAGGCAGCAATAACTGATTTAAGAGCTAGCACACAGTCATTACAGTTGTTAGCGAAGTTAAAAGGTTTTGACAAACCGCAAGCGGAAGAAAATAAGGAAGAAAAGAATCTTGTTGCATTGTTGCAGAGCATAACAGCAGAGGTTGAAACAGATGAATAAGCTAAATAAAAAACAAATAAATATTTTAAAAGTTTTTAAAAAGGAACAACCTCGAATCACGATTTTACACGGTGCAAAGCGTTCGGGGAAAACATTCTTAAATAACTTGTTAATGCTATCTCATATTTCGCATTTTTATAATCAAAACGTTAATTTTATTATTGTCGGAGCAACCTCGGGAGCAATTTGGCGGAATGTTTTAAATGACTGGGAAACAATGTTAGAAACAACATTCAAACTTAGTAAAGACGGAAGTTTCAGACTATTTGGAAATAACGTTTATATATTCGGTGGGGAAAAAATAGACAGCTGGAAGAAAATGCGTGGGATGACAAGTCACGGGACTTATATAAATGAAGCTACGGCATTACATAAAACATTTATCGAAGAGGCATTTTCAAGGACTTCAGGGCAAGGAGCTAAGATATTTATTGACACCAATCCCGACAATCCGAGCCATTTTATCAAAAAAGATTACATTGATAAAGCAGGAGAACGCTTGGAAAATGGGAAACTAAACATACTTTCAGAACATTTTAGACTTGATGACAATGAATATCTCATAAATAACAGTTCAGAATATGTTGAAAGTATTAAAAAGACTACTCCAACTGGTGCAACATATGACAGAGATATTTTAGGACTTTGGGTAGCACAGGAAGGAATAGTTTTTGGGGAGTTTAACGAAAAAGAAAATGTTGTTGAAAGCATTGAAAATATTAACTTTAAAGAGTTCTACTTTGGAATTGACTGGGGGTATGAACATTACGGAACGCTTGTGGTTATTGGCGTTGATTACGACGAAAATTATTATATTGTCGAAATAATTGCAAAACAGCACAAATATTTTGAGCCGTACTGGAAGCCAAAAATACTCGAGAAATACAGACAATACAGACCTTCAAGGGTTTTTTGTGACGGTGCAAGAGTGGAATATGTGAACGGATTAAATGACGCTGGGATATATGCAGAAAATGCAAAAAAGGATGTAAAAGAAGGAATTGACTTAGTTGGTGCTATGTACAAGCGAAATGTTTTAAAGATAGTCAGAAGTGCATTTAAAGGGCGTTTTGAGGATGAAATTTATAGCTATGTATGGGGAAAGAACGATGAGCCAGTCAAGGAAAATGACGACGTCATGGATAGTGTAAGATACGTTCTTTATAGTCTGAAAAAGAATGATGGCGGTATCGCTTATCTCTTTAGCGATTAAGGAAAGGGGGAAACTGGATGGATGAGAAACAAAGGAAACGGATTAAAAACTACTATAACAGAACACAGTATGAACCAGCTAATTTTAATGACAATACGCCAAATTTATTTGATGAAACAATAGAAATATTTAATCCTGTTAAAGATATTACGAAAGCCCTTATTTCCGCTGCTATAAAAGATTTACAAACAAAAAAAGAGGAACTTCAAAAAGTTTGGGATTTTAACAAAATGCAGGCGTTCAGCAAAAAAATATGTAAAGAAATGTATTTACAAGAAGTTGTATTTGTTGAAGCAATAAGAACTCAAAATGACGAAATAATATATATTTTGCATGAGATAGATAATATAGAACATATTGAACAATTTGGGGAACTGATACAGTTCAAAATTGATGGAGAATACTCATATTTTAACGAAAAAGGCGAAGAGCTCACAGTTTCATTTTCTCGTGAATATAAAAAGCTTGAAAATGGAAAAGTGAAAAAAGTTGAAATAATTGATAATCAAGTTTTTGAAGCTCCGTTTATGCTTGATAAAATCCCAGTTGTTAAATTTCGGACTGATTCAAATATTATAGAAGCTTTGAATATTATTGACAAAATCAATGTAATTGAGGCTTATATTCATAATGTTTTAGACATTCACGGAGATCCGATAATCCATGCTGGAAATGTTGTAAAATTTGCAGATATCAACGGAAATGAGCAGGAAAAAAAGAATGCCGAGGCGTTAGAAAATTTCAGGTTTAAGAAAAAAAGGTTTATTTACACAAAACCTGGAGAACAGGCTGCATTCTTTAAATATATAGAGCTTTCAAAGCCTTTGATTTCAGAAATGCAGACAAACATTGAAAGACTTGAAAAAAGGTTGTCGAACTTGTTCCCTGAATTTCTACTCGTAGATACTAAGACTCAAAACGTGTCACAAGAGACTTACAGCATGAAAAATAACGGTCTTAGAACTAAAATTCTTTCATTCAGAACTGACTTTTTAAAAGGACTTGTAGACCTTGACAATTCAGCTTTGGAGCTGATGGGAAGAATGTCAGATGTGACAGAGGATGATTATACATATTTAGATCCGTTTGAAGAAGCGGAAAAGCTTTCAAGATTAACAACAATCGAGAAAATGGCAGATGTTATTGCAAAACTCAAAAACATTGATGAAGAAATGGCACTAAGTGACAAAATAAACGCTTTGACTGCGGAAGTAACGGAAGAATTAGAGGGAATGTATGAATAAAATTGAATTGAAGTGGGACTTTAAAACAGAAGAAAAACTTTTTAGGATATTCAGAAAACTGAATTATTCTAAGCTTAATCGAAAAACTTTAAAAATGCCCTTTGAAGAGATTTTAAAAACTTTTATGAACTTTAGTATCAATTTAGAAAAAAAGTATCATAAAACTAAAAATATTGATGTTAAAAAGCATTTGACATTGGCAACAAGACAGCTAAACGAAATAACGGAATGGCAACAGAAAATGCAAGAATTTGTTGCAGAAAACAAAGATAATACAGACTTAAGAAAAAAACTTAAAAATAACGCAAAATTCAGAGCTAGAAACATGAAAGGCAACTATTACAAGGACTTTTTAAAAGAAATAGTTGCAGAAGATTCTGAATATTTCAGATGGAACACGATGGGAGATGAACGTGTAAGACCTGAACATCAGGACAGGGATGAAGAAGTCTATAGATATGATGAAGCAGACCTTCTTCCTGGTGAAGACCCTGGTTGTCGTTGTTGGGCAACAGCTTATTTTCCGGATGATTTTAAATAAAAGAAAAGGGAGGAATATATGTATTTAAACTATTTAACAAGAATTTTAAAAGACAAAGAGTCTGAAGGCGGCGGAGATGGTGGAACGCCTGATTTAACAGTTGAAGAGTTAAAAAATAAAATAGCTGATCTTGAAAATCAAGGAACAGCTAAAGATGGAGAAAACTCTAAATTAAAAAAAGACCTTGAAACGTTACAGAAAAAGCTCTCTAAACTTGAAAATGAGGGCAAAACAAAAGAACAGCTGGACAAAGAGGAAAAAGAAAAAGTTGAAAGAGAATTGCAGGAAAAGACAAATGAAATTAATTTAATGAAACTTGAAATTTCAAAAACTAAACTTGTCGCAGAAAATAAAATAAGTGAACATTTCACGGATCTTATAATACTGAATCCTGAAATGACTGAAAATGATTTAAAAACTGCAGTTGAAACAGTAGCAAAAAAACAGGAAGCATTTAAAAATGATTTGTTAAAAGAGTATTCAATAACAAAAACAGCAGAAGGTGTATTTAAAACAGGAACTGAAAATGATTTTGTTGATAATATGCTTGAAGAAAGAGAAAAAACTGATACAGATTTAACAAAATTTATGAAATAAGGAGGAAATTAAATGAAAAAAAGAGCAGTAATGCACAGGGAACATTTAAATGTTGTAGTTAGAGGAGCAAAAGCCGATTTCGCTAATCAGTTAATAAAAGAAGGTGTAAGTTTATTTTTACCTGCTGGAACGCTTTTAAAAAGTAAAAACAGTTATGATTTAAGGGAAAAGAGCGATTTGATGTTACCAATAGCAGTTACAGAAAAAGCGGACGGAGTTCTAGTTCATGATGTTGAATTTAAGGACTGGGAAACGGAAAAACCTTTGACAGTAGCTATTGAAGGAATAGTTTATTTGGACAAAGTAATTGAAGTTGGAAAAGAACATAAAACACCATTAACGGTCACAAAAGACAGATTACCAGCGGGTGTAACGTACGTTTATAAAAACAGAAAATAATAAAAAAAGGGGGAAATTGAGGATATGAAAGGATTAACAGAAATATTTAAGGCTAGTGCCTTAAATAAATATTATGCAGGGGTAAAAGAGGGAACATTAGCGGAGACAATGTTTCCAATGGCTTATAATAATGACTTTGATTTAAATGTAATAAACGGGATAGGAAACGGTGCGGTTGAAGTTATCCAGTTTTCAAATTTTGATGCTGATATTTTAGCTAGAGATTGGGGTTACAGAACACACACAAAGGAAGGGAAAGAATTTTTTAGGGAGAGAATGGTAATTCCTGAAAAAGAAAGAATGACTTTATTCCAATTCTTAAATTCCAAAGATGAAAGCTTAATTCAGAGTTACACAGCACAATTATATGAAACTTTTGCTGGAAAAAACGGTTTCTTGGCATCAGTCAGAGCATTAGTGACTTATACAGTTTCTCAGTTACTTTCAACTGGAAAAGTTACTTATATAGCTGAAAATGGAGGTGGAAGAACAGCAGACTACAAACTGTCGGCAGACTTAAAAGAAACGTTGACAAGTACGGCTGTATGGAGTGCGGCAACATCTGATCCGTTGGAAGACCTTAACAGATGGAGAGAAAAGCTTGAAAGTAAAGGTAAGAAAGTTGAAATAGCTTTAATGAATAAGAACACGTTCAATAAGCTAAAAAAACATGCAGCGGTAGTTAAATTAGTTACTGATGCGAAATTAACACCTTCAAAAGCGAATATACTGGATAAAATAGAAGAAATGACAGAATTAAAAGTGCTAATCTGGGATGAAAAAATTTCAGTAAATAAAACTGAAAGAAATGTATTCCCGGATAATGTCGTAACATTAATTCCAAACGGAGTTTTGGGGAAAATGGAATACGGTCCAACTCCGACAAAGGTTGATAAACTTTCAGGAGTAGCTAGTGGTAGAGATATTGTAGACATCAAAGGAACATATGCACCTTTAGAAGTTGCAGCAATAGGAAAACATTCAACAGTAACCAATGTTGAAATAGTTATTGAAGCAATGGTAGCACCAAATCCAACAATAATGGATTCAATGTTTATAGGAACAGTAGGATAGAAAGGGGAAAATAAATGGCAAATGGGAAAAAACAAGCAGAGTTAGAAAACGATACAGCTATAGAGAATAATACAGGGGCAGAGAATACAGCTGCTCCTGCTGAAGAAAATATAAAAGTAATTGTACTTTCACCATTCTTTGATGGCAAAAGGCATGAAATTGGAGAAGTTCTTGAAGTTTCTAAAGAATATTCTGAAGAACTGAAAGAAAAGAATTTAGTGGCTGAAAGGGAAGAATAGAAATGCTTGATCTTGATGAAAGAATAGAAAAAGCTAAAAAAACAGT